GATTATATAGGCATCATCCGTATATACCCCAGGGAACAGATCGCCTGACGACAATAGAAGAAAAATCAATAATATACATATTGTTCTCTTCATACTGCTTCAGCTATTTAACCGGAGGATTTAGCACATTTGGATTTTCTTCAAAGGTAGTCACGATAAATTTGCAAAGCTCAGAACGAACAATATCACTCTTATCGAACGCTACGCTATAGATCCCAAACTTCTGGGCGTCTACTGTATTAAACATGTTTGCGCACTTTTCAAATCCTCCCTGTTTATGTTTGGGAAGATCAGACTGATTAGGATCAGCGCAAAGAATCATTTTAGTAAATTTGCCTATACGAGTCATGAGAGTCTGGATTTCGTTAGCTGTAAGGTCCTGACATTCATCTATGATGATAAATCTGGCAGTCCAGCTAGCCCCACGAACAAAGTTGATAGGCTGATAGATGAAGCGATTTTCTGTCTTGAGTTTTTTAACATCAGAGGCAGTAAGCAGCTCCTCAAGCTTATCTTCAAATGGTCCCATATAAGGCCCATACTTACCGTCGATGTCTCCTGGAAGATAACCCAACTTAGAATCAGCTGATTCTACAGCAGCCCTCACGAACACAAGGTCAGAAACCTTCTTCTTGTTCATAAGATCCAATCCAATACGCATAGCGCAAGTTGTCTTAGAACTGCCTGCAGGACCAGAAAGAAATATAATCCTACTGTCTCTGCTTGCACCCAATTCGAACAAGGCTTGTTGCTTCTCTGTCCATGGAAGCTCCCTGAGTTTTAGTTCGAAATCTATCTTTTCCCGCTGATAAACTTTAGGGCTAGTATCAGGCTTCTGGGGTGTTTTAGGTTTTGCCATATAGCCCCATTATAGACTTAAACCTCTTTAATATATAGCTAAAACTTTTCGAAGCCTCCACCAGTCTTTATATCCCAACGAACCCACAGAGGGCTCTAGATTTATAGAATAGTTAAATATAGTTATTCGGGAGGAGGCTGAACCTCACCATTGAGGGCGTACACATCGAAAGATCGATCTTCTCCACGCCACTTGATAGCAGGTCCATTATCGTTGTGTAGTTCTCCAGCCTCGTTGAGATGTACCTCTAAAGGGCGGTGCTGCACAAAAGCTACCTTATCATAAGGAGCCCACCAGCCAACAACGCTAGCCAGATGCATCAAAGAGTTCAATGAAGCTAGCTCAGGAACATCGCACTCCTCTTTCACAAAGTCACAATAACCCAGCCAGCTAGCCTCGTGAAATCCGTACACCTGTTCTTCAATAGCTGCGTACAACTCCTCTGCAGTAAATTCAGCTCCTTCAGGGATATCAAGATGCTCCAGTTTGGATAGATCTGTGTCCTCAGGGAGACGCTTGAAGATCACCTGAGCTTTCGCGCACTCCACAGGGTTATTGAATGGTCCAAGAAAGCTCTTAGGAGGTTCGGCTAGTCCAGCATCTTTGTAGGCGGCCTTGATAGCTTCCATAGCCTCCACCATGATTACGGGAGCTGTAGATAGCCCGATCTTGGTCCACTTGAGTCCGTAGTCGATTAGTTTGTCTGTCTGTTCTTTGGTCAGTTCTGTGATCATAAATTAAACATTTAGAATGTGTCTGAGTATACCCACCTTTACGTTAACAGGTCTATATAATTTAAGCAACTTTTCTAGCTCACACAATAAAGCCAGGGGAGCAACCTCAACCATGTCTCTATAGCACTCCATCTGCAGAGCATGAAATTCATATTTTACAGGTCTAAGCTTCATGGTATTTATTCTGTAAATCCTTAGCCTCTTCAAGACTTATATCGAGGCCTGCCAGCTGAAAGGCTAATTTTATTTTATATTCTCGTAGGTAGTTGCTACCGTTCCTCAGGTAGACAGGATTAAAAACTAGGCCACGGTCCTCAAACATCTTAATCCACACCTGCCGTCTACCGTAGAAGCCGTCCACTACATCAGAACAAAACACGAGCTCGAAATCTACTCTACTGTAGTGGTAGATATGCATCTGCAGTTCGAACAGTACCTGCCTAAATTCTTTAGCTGCCTCCATGAAGTCTGCGATACCTAGAGCCTCAAAAACCTCCATAACCTCCGTGACCACACACTTAAACGACTGTCTAACTCCACCGAACAATTCTTCGTATATCCTAGATGCCCTATAAATAGACTCACCCATCTTACTTTTTGTTTAGACTATTCTCTATACCTACCGGTATGAGCGTCCTGGGTGCATGTATCTTAAACCCACTAGGTTTATGTGTAAGCCCTACATAGTTATTGTTCAGTAGCGAGTCTACCTTAAACTCTTTCGAATAGTCACTCAGTAGCTCTCCAAGTATCTTATGCTTGGCTCCATAGTCGTTGTTATCCGACTTCTTCTTAGCTTCTATAAGCTTCTTTAGCTGCAATGATTTCGCCAGCTTTACAATATCTGTCGAAATCAGTGACATAACTATTTAGTAAAAGCCTTTTTAAGCTGAATGAACACCTTGTATACAGGAGTTCCGATATCTTTCAATAGCGCTGACACCTCGCTAGAAACTAGAGGGAAAGAGTATGATGGAATGATCTTTACAGGCTTGATGAAGTCTTCTTTTTCTTGCATGGGTATGAATAGGTTAGTACAGGCATTATACCTGGGAATGTAGAACTAAAGCAAACCTAGAATTAGCCTAGCATTAGTAGTCTGTAAAGTTCAAAAATAGTCTGCCTGGAGTTTGACTATCCACAGAGTAGCCGAGAGCTACAGCCTTCTTTAAAGTACTGTACAAATCATCCACAGAGGAAGCCTCTGAAGTATACTCAAAAGAAATGTGCTTAGGACTGAGCAGCCTACCGATATTCTCTTTCTCAAGATACTCGAACAGGCCCAGTAATAGTTTACAGCTATTGACACCTAGGTGAACCTTGAAGACCATAACCTCACCTACCTCTTGTTCTTTTAAGACCGTAGCAATAGGCGAAAAATGGCAACCGACGTCATCAATATATTCTACACCATCAAACGATATCGCTCTTCTGACCTTTGTGACGCCTGACCTCTCAGGCAAAGAGTTTAAAATGTGCTCATTATCGTCAACAACGAGCCCTACACAATCTTCTCTAGAGAAGATTACGATGTCGTCGAAGCTGGATGAGCCTATCTTTATAAAGTCGAAGTATTTCATAAGTTAAGAGAATAAAGCTAGCCAGCCATCCTGAGTCTTACTCCAGTCATAGTTGTCCCTGGCATATTGCTGAGCTTCCTCACAAGCAGCTCGATACACCATAGGGTTTTTATGCTTCACCAGAGCTAGCCTAGCGTCAAAGACAAACTCATCATCAGGTGTACGACATAATACACCAGCACTACCGTCAAAGTAGCCGACACCAGAAGACACTACCAGTCTTCCTGCAGCAGCTGCCTCCATGGCAGGTAAGCCACAAGCCTCATAGTTCGAGGTAACTAAAATAGCGTCGACCGTCTCATAGTATCCAGCCATACATAGGTGGTTCACGTTAGGATGCTTCTGATAAGATAATCCCATATTGTTCAACACCTCAGGCACAAGATAAGCTCTCTTACAGTCTGTGTTATCACTCATTGGATGATAAGAGGCTCCTGGGTAGCCTACAGTCCTAAGCTTCTTCGCTATTGGTGCGTAGTAATGATCAAAGTCTAACCCATTACGTACCACCACAGGAACCCTCTTGATACCTGCCTGTTTACTTACAGCAATCAAGGCTGGGTTAATCACCGCATAGGCCTTAACTTTATCAAAGACCCAGGACCCTGAATTCTGCACTCCTCCAACAACGTCTCTTTCAGCGTGAGCTATGGTAATTATTCTTTCAGGCTCTACACCATAGGCCATCAATCTCACAACAGCTTCTGGCGTGGTTACGAATGTTTCAAACTTCTTTTTCAGTAGATCGAACTCGAGCTGAGTGTGATGCTGATAGAAGTCTAATAGATGTGCGTATATACCATGAGTATAGAACCTCTTGATCAGTGCATGATGTATTTGTCCAAACGCCCACTGATTCTGTGTATAGAATAGTACAGAATTTTTATTCATCTAGGGTATATGGTTATACGTACAATGATTTGTAGTTTAAACCAAGACCATGTAATGGACGGTTATGGTCCTCATACCAACCAGCTCCATTAAAGACATCCCTAAAGTCGTCAAATGCTCGCTCGAACTTAGGTTTCACCCCAGCTAATGAAAAATTATCCTGAGCGAAAGAGATCATCTTGGCTCTATCTATAGTATCCACAAGCCTGATAGCTCTGAGTATGTCTCCCATGGTGTTGCACCTAAAACCGTTAACGCCATCCACGATATACTCCGTCATGGCACCGCTATCTGTACACACAGGTACACAACCACTAAGCATCATCTCTACAGCTGTACCACCAAAAGGCTCCCAGTATGTACTGAGCAAAAAGCCGAACTTTGCCTTACTCATAAGGTCTTTCCTCATCTCTACGTCAGCGTAGCCGAGGAACTCCACATGGTCAGGCCAGGACTGTAGCCCTACATCAGCAGGGCCTCCCTGTCCACAGATCTTCAACTTAACTCCAAGTCGCTGAGCAGCGTCAATAGCTAGGTCTACTCCCTTATTACCTCCGATTCTACCTATATACAAGGCCCAGTCTTCCCTTTTATTGATTGTGGCAAAATCTCGAAGATCAAAGTAATTAGGAACGATCCTCCAATACCATTTAGGGTTACAGTAGGAAACACCCTCTGTGCCTACATACGCAGCCTTTAACGGATAAGACTCATAACACCTATAGTCAGCAAATGCCCAACCCGAACCAATACCTGGCTCAACAACGATAAGGTCTTTTTGGTAATTGCAGTTTTGGGCAGCTTCTTGTACACCTCCCCAGAAGGCTAAAACTAGATCACCGCGCTGTTTACGTTTAATGATCTCAGCTGTGGCTCTAGCGTTAAAAACCTTGTGAGCATGGTCGTCACTAGCGTGTTTAAACTGCTTCTTTTTCCAATTATAGGTGCCGTAAGACTTTTCAAGAATAGCATCATCCGTCACAGTGACTTGCTCTGCTGCGTCGGTATCAGACAGCTCGTGTCCGTAGTGAACTACTCTATAGTTGGGGTCGTCTTTAAACATTGCGCAAAACTTACGAACTTTCTGAGTGAAAGCGCAAGCTACATAATCTGCGTTTGTGATGGTGTGAGGTACCCCTAACGCGTGAATCGTTGTCATATTAAGTGATGGTTAATCCTAATCTTCGTCAGCTTCAGGAGAACTCTTTCGACCATCAGAATGTCTAGACGTTCTAGGTGCCCCATATTCTCCGTAGATATAAGTACCGTAGCGTTCGTGATTATGATGACAAAGACCATTCAGTCTGTTCTCCATGAAATCATAGATTAGTTCGCCGTCAGCGTTAGAGCAATCAGGAAAAACAACGTTCTCATAATACTCTTTAGTAGCTAGGTGATTCTGATCACTCCATGCAGGAGTAAAGCATAGTTTAACACCATCGACCTCTTCTTCTGCGAACTGGTGCTTGCCCCCCTTGTAGCCATCCCACCACATGAACGTGGGGTGATTTCTACGCACATTAAATCTGAGATGTTTGATATGCTCGTTCTTCTCCATCAGGGCAATCATATCTAATACAGGAATCTCTCTATGAATATGAATGTCATGCTGTAGTACTAGGATGTACTTTGTCTTTACTTTGCTTACAGCGTTCTTGAGAGACCTGGTTAGATGTCCCCACTCAAGAGCTTTTACAGTCTCGATGTTTTTGAACTTGGAAGTATCGATGTACGCTTGAAGATTCTCGAAATATTTATTGTAGGTCTTTTCTTTTTCTTCAAATCCTTCAGCACCTGGTTTAATTTTGTCGTGAGAAAGCAAGATGGGTGTATCGTAACTAATCCCTGTCAGTTCTAGAGATTCGATCACTTCTTTCATAAAAGTGATTTCTGGGTGAGATTCTAGATAGCTGCCAGAGATAACGACCGAAAGAGGCTGCACCTTAGTTATATCAGGGAGAGATATGTCTTGGTTAAATGTATAGTCCTCAGCGTTCAAACGTATACTATGAGTATCCACAGCAGTCAACACTTCTTCAAAATCTTCCATACTGTATAGTTTAAGTAAGTCATTACGCATCTCTTCAGGCTTTTTCATAAAGTAATGGTTTATTATGAGTCTGTTGCCGACAACGTCGTCTTCTTCGGTATTACGAAAAGACTGCCACGCATAGCCTGTTTTAAAATTTTTAAGTTTAAATTGATTGACTGGAAGCGTATGATAATACTTGGCAAGCTCCAAGTTGGTCAAGTTCCAGCTAAACAAAGAAGCCTGCTCCCAGGTACCCTCTGTATCAAATTTAGGTTCGTTATGAGGATAGCAATACCAACTACGCAAAAATTCTTGCGTATTCCTCGAGTTATCACATATAAAAAAACCTGTATTAGGCTTGTTGGGGTTAAAGGGATGATCATTACAGAAAAATACTCCTTTATCGTCAACAATATACTTTTTAAGAAATTTGTCGATGCTGGTTGTTGTATTAAAGAATGCGTCGGAGTCAATATATACTACTCTATCATATTTTGAAAGCATATGGTGCGTAGCTATAATTTTCGCCCAAGCCACAAATCTAGCTGCACCTGTAGAAGGGTTCCGACAGCACCTTGGGGAGGGACTACCGGAAGAGTCGCACGGTTTAACATAAATGAAAGTGTAGCCGTTTGCTTGCGCATATTTGTAATTACCGTAGGCAGCCAGACTAATATAGCTGGTTAGATCCTTACCAGGATCGCGGTTGTCGCACATCAATATCAATGTACGCGGGCTGTTTGTATCGGTCATATATATTTTATGGAATTATTTTTAACTGCACCAAAATTATTCCAACTCTTCACCATAAGCTGTAACTGTTCTTTGCTCATGACTCGCACGTCAGCCAATCTTTGCATAACTGCGTATACCTGCTGTCGTAAACTCTTCCCTAACCTGTCTCCAGCGGTCTTCTCTAATGTCTAAATTAATGACGTGGACATTACTCAATATTTCATTAGTAGTCATAGGTTATCGTGGAAGCATATACAGCCAATTCATTTTGACTGGACGCTTTTCTGTGCGGATTAACTCTTTATTTTTTTGGTCTAGTTCTATGTGTGCAGGGAGCGCCTCTAGGTTTCTTGTGAGGGTGTCTGAAATATTTACCATGTAGTGCGTCTTCTCGAATCTAGAAATTAATATAGTTGTAACGTCAGGCACATTAAAATCATGAACTTCTACTATAATTGTGGTATAGATCAATTCAGGTATTTGAGCAATATCTAATAGTTGAGATTCAGCCCCCTCAATATCCATCAACATCCACGGATTTTTTGCTTTCTGTAGGTAGCTAGAGATCTTTCCTGCAGAACTATCTCTTGAAAAATGGTATTCTGTTATGTCGTTCTCGCGACAAATGTCACGAACCAGCTCAGAGCATTCAGGAGCTATATCCAAAAGAACCAGCTGACAGTCTTTGTTTTTAATTCCTACACCTGCACCATAATAACCATCACCACAACCAACATTTATAAACATGTCGTGCTTTTTAGATAATTCTGAAGATAAAGCTAAGTGTAAAGGCTCTTCGTAAGTACCTAACCATTTAGCCATAATATCTCCACCCCACCAATGTGTGCTTGGAAATATAATTAATCCTGAAAAGGGGCCACGTAAAACTTTACTTTTGCAGTACGCCTGCAACTGTACTTGTGCATCGCCCATGCTAGCTATGGTTTTGTCTGTAGAATATTTCTCACTGATCTTTTCTACATGACTCATGATTTCTGGAAACCAGTCAATCCCATACATTCTTTGTGTATCCCGATAAATGATATCATACTGGTTGGTAGTAGCCTTGCCTGTCACATGATTAATTAGTGGTCTGGCACACTGCAAGTCGTCATCAGAAAAGTTCAATTTGATTTGGTGTATATCCAGCACAGCAAAAGCCGGATCCTCAAAAGTCTGCACATAGTGCTGCTCAAAAACATGCTCGGTGTCATATTTATTATCAGCCTCTTGAGACCAATACCACTTTTTTAAAAATCTAAAAGCTTCTGGTGTATTGTCTACAATAATGAATCCTGAGTTAGCTGTTCCAAACCAAGGAATATCTTTAAGAAATTTTATAGGTACAGAAACCTTTTTACAGCCGCTGCGCTCATACACACAGGCTGTGTTATTGAAATAAGCATCCGAGTCTATGTATATGACTGTAGAATAATTTGGTAGTTCTTTGTAGATTGCTAGAATTTTGCTCCAGGCCGCGTGTCTAGGGGAGCCTGTTACAGGATTTTTGCATACCAGGTGCTGCTCGCTATACTGCTGTTCTGTAGTGGGGATTAAATACTTAAAAGCATAACCCTGAGACTTGGCATAAAGGTAGTTATTGTATGCCGCCAAGTTATAATACTTAGATATGTCTCCAGAGGGTGCACGATTGTCGCACATGAGAATTAATGTGTGCTTGTTGTCTTTCAGCATATTAAATGTGTATTGCTAATAGTTTAGGTAATTCAACCCAGCGAAACATTTCGCCAAGCCGTTGATAAGTATATCCATCATTGCAGTAACCTTGCTGTCCTGTATACTGAGTCCAACCGCAAGACTTCATAGCTTTGGTTCGCACCATAATCTGTAAAGTGTCGATGTTTCTGAATACAGGGGGTACACCTGTTAATATTTTAGGTGCTTGTCCCATGTGAGCGGGCAATGGTCCGTTGTGAGATATCTTACAAATAGAAAAGGCTGCTTCAGGATGTTTCTCTAGACAGTCAACATGCTCTTTAACAAAGTCAGGAAAGATGACGTTGTCATCATCGAGGTGTACAATATATTCGATATTACCCGGAAGCTGATCCATAACATACTGTCTTACACCTGCACCATAAGTGTTAGTGCGTTCAGGAGTGTTCATCCACTCAACCACCAAACTGTATTCTTTCCGTAATGCTGTTAGCTTATCGTCTTCGTCCCACGGACCGTCATAGCAGATATAATGTTTTATCTCAGGGTAAGACTGCCAGGCTACAGATCTGATACACCTGTCTAGTACGCCAGCATCTCTTTTATAGGTAGGGGTAATTATGGCAACAGTTGGTAGCATATCTCGTCGTTGATTAAAATTAGTGAATTTATGAATTTATTAAAATAGTATTGATGGTATACCAGACTTCCTCCTGGGCGAGCATTAATCTCAAATAAGATAACCCTATTTTCTTTCACAATGAAGTCAGCGCAGGCAAACCCGGAATAGTTCATCTCTTTAAATAAAGAGTCAAAAACAGCGTCATCGGCTCTAGCCGTGTCTTCGACCCTATAGTCTTTTATATTCCCTCGCTTGATGCAGCCTTCAGGCGCTTTGTCTGCCCAGAAATAAATACGTTCTATTATTTTTCCATTATATACCAGGAAATGGCCTACACAATAGCTAGTATGCTCGAGGTACTCTGTGATTACAACACCCTTGCTGTGTAAATCAGGATCATTGGTCAAAATTATTCCAAAGCTTGAGGCAGATATTACTTTTTTACTGATGAACTTTTTCTTTAAACTTTTAGCTGTAGTCAAATCAGGGGAGATGTACGTTTCGTCCGAGAAGTTATAAAAGTATGTTTTTGCGTGATCTTTAGGGTGATGACCCATCATGTATTTTGCAAACTTAGCTTTGTTCTCAAAAGTATCTACCTGCTCCTTGCTGTTTTTAAATACACTACCTGGATGATCTTTGTAGAGTTCGTATTGTTTCTCAGAGATTGGTATGATTTTAAAATCACGATCTTTAAGAATATCGATTTTTTCTACAAACTGTACACGAGGGTGCACCTTACCTATAGGTTCGCTCCAATCGCTCCAAGGAGGATCCGTGAACACATACATGCGTTTAGATGTATTGCCAGCCAGCCTGACGTTGACCTTTAAGAGCACTCATGTCGCAGCGAACATAAGGTACATTATTTTCTTTATGCCAGTCGCTAGGCATATAAGTTTTCAACACAACTTCCTGAAACCTTCCAGTGTATGATGGAATATACTTGGAGAAGTTTCTGTCGGTATAGTACCTGAAGCTAAGGTCGTTCCAGAAACTTACATGAGTAGGATCACAGAATGCTCCCTTGCCCTCGCTAGAAGGAACATCAACCAGCAACCAGCCTCCTGGGGCGAGCTTCTTGTAGGCCGAACTCATAAAGTCAATCACAGGCTGTCCTGCTTGAATAGAGGCCAACGTATCGTTAGCAATGATGCAGCCTAGAGAGTTTTCCTCAGCCTCGTCAAACTCAGGCGATGGAAAGTTTACAGTTTTGAGATTTTCCCTCTTGCACCACTCAGCAACAAGAGGTCTGAGGTGCTTTTCAGTATTTTCTTTTTGCTTACTCTGCACCTCAGCATTGTTTAACAACCATGAATTCTTACCATGAATATAGTAATGGTACATGGGCTCCTCAATGAAAATGAATTCACTACCTGCCAAGTATGTTTTGATAACAAGGGCGTGGTCATCGGCCACGAGAAGATTTTCATCATGACCTCCGCTAAGTTCATACGCCTGCCGGGACCATACACGAACGTGGTCAGGAGCATAGAAGATTTGGCATAGTGAACGAGCATCAGGAAGAAAGCCTTTGTTGATCCTTTGACCATTCCAGACGTAATGTTCCCATCCCCAACTTGGACCATAGTACTGTTCCTTGTCATCGTGTCTTTTGACTGTTTTATCTGAATAGAGAAACGAGTTAGGCTTATCCTTCATCTCATCGTCAATGCGCCTTAATGAACCTGGGAGCAGTTCATCATCATGATCAAGCTCGATGAATACATCTCCAGTGGCTTTCTCACAAGCAAACCTCTTAAGTGCACCGATGTTCTTTAATGAGCTAGGGCATCTATGGAGCTTAACCCAAGGTTCAGTGGAGATGTGTTGAGGAATCTCTACATTGTTGTTAGGTACAATGACCCACTCCACATCAAGGCTAGGATCAAGAACCAATTGCTTCTTGATTGAATTATAGGGCATGTCCAACCACTCAACATTGTTGGTGGGGCTAAAAATAGATAGCTTCATATTAAACGTGCGCAATGAAAGTCATTCCAGGTCCAGGAACAGTGGGAAGCTTGCCGTTACTGTCATAGATACCCGAGTATGGCATAATAGTATCTGGAGGTAGACCATTACCGTCCTGTCCGGCAGGGGCTAGTACGCGATGAGGTTTATCAAGCACAACCAACCCTGCTGGAGGAGTAGAGCCAATTGCTTTTTGTGTTGCTGCTGGAATTGAAGGGGTAGGTAGAACAGTCATAAAGTAGAGATTTATACTCTCATTATTTTTTAACCTATGCAAGAGCTTTTAAATAAAAACACCTGGCTGAAAAAGATCAACCAGGTGCTTTATTTAACTCTCAATTACCTTAAAGGCTAGCAAGGACTTTCCGTATCCACTACTCCGGCAGTGTAGTTGTAGCCTCCATAACACCCAGTATACAGGAACCCGTTGGCTCCATAATAAAAATCACCAGCAGATAACCCCGCAGCAGGAAGACCCTGAACATAGTTTCTACTACCGTTGGCTCCATCAGTACCTGAAATTCCTGTATACAGGAACCCGTCGGCTCCATAATAAAAACCACCAGCAGATAACCCCGCAGCAGGAAGACCATCAACATAGTTTCTACTACCGTCGGCTCCATCAGTACCTGAAATTCCTGTAAATGGACCATTACTGGAGCCGTCGGGGTTATATTCATATACATTCCCGTAATCTATAACCTCGCTGATATAATAGTCAATTGCCGTTGCTATAAAACTAGTCGTAGGGGCAGCTACACGCAAGCCCGCAAACTCTACAGAACCATAACGCCCATTGGAGTAATACCCGTCAGCCAATCCAGTCTCCTGACCCTCACGCAAGTAAGTATGGTATTTGCTGTCGTCAAGCGCTAGTAGTGGTGCACCATAATACATTGTACCGGTGAACCATGTACCCCCGGCGTAGCCGTGTTCATCGTAAGCCCCATTGCTATAGTATCCGACTGCTAGGGTTTGAATGCCGAGAGCATAGGTGTAGTACTTATCACCATCATCATTTGCTGCTTGAGGCACTGCG